CGAAGCCAAGTGAGTCATCAAAGGCTGAAACGACAGCTAAGAAATATAAGTACTATAAGCATCACGATGCTGTGACAGTACATCACGATGCTGTGACAAAACATCACGATAGAGAATGGATTGTAACAGGTACTCACGAGGAACCAGTATATGAGTGGGTAGGATATGATGTATGTAATAACTGCGGTATGAAGTTAACAGATGCTAACCAGAGAAAAACACATCTTACTTGGGAATTAAAAACAAATGGTGCAGGTGCATATCACCACGAGAAAGAATATGTACAGACAGGCACAAAGACAGTAGAAGACGGTCATTGGAAAGAAGCATACACAGAAGTTATTACTCCAGCCTGGACCGAAACAATCACTCCAGCTTACGACGAGGAAGTATCTGAAAATGATCACTGGGATAAGAAAGTTCCTATCAACTAAGTGAGAGGGTATTAATTTGATAGCAAGTATAAATCCTTAAAGAAAATTATTGGGAAGAGAGGGTTCATAAGAACCCTCTTTTTCTATGCTAAAAAATAATATTATACTAAAGAAAGTATTCAATTTAATTATAATATATGGTAAAATATAATAAAATAAAAGGAAAGGTTGTAGAGTATATGGATATTGGAGTACTACTATTTATCTGTTCAGTAGTAGTAGGTTTACTGGTTGTGATTTATATGTGGTACACTTTTTAATAGAAAAGTAATCATATTTAAAATAGAAAAGAGGTATTAAGATGACAATATGTAGTTTTGTAGGTGATGAGGATTTAAAGAATATTTTTCACCTATCAGCCGAGGAGGCGATAAAGCACCCTGACTATAATAAATACATAAGGGTATTATCAAAAGCAATCAAGGACGAAGAAATTTCTTTATCGACAGTAGAATCTCACCTGATAGGTATAGCAATGACTTCAACCCTAAGAAGAAAAATTATACAGGACTTAAAGGAGGTATTTTAATGAAAATCAGAGATATTAAAAAGGCAAGACTTGAACATAGAAGTGTTTATTGTATTGATAAAGACACTTCTGATGTATTAAGATGTAGTGTAGGTTTATTTGGTTCTTTTGACTCTCAATTCGATGTAGAGCTTACACCTGAATATAACGAGTCAACCAAAGAATGTACTCATAAAAGGTGGTTTTGCATAGCACCAGAAAATGTTTATGCTACAGCTGAAGAGGCTTTTAAATCAGTAGGGTAAAATGAGAAATACTTGTAGGGGATGAAGTATAATGTTAATTGAGAACAAAAATATAGAGGATAGTTATGGTATGGGAATGCTCTGTAATCAACAAAATAAAAAATCTTTTGTGTTACGATGTAATAAATTTTAAAAATATATTATCTTGTTTCCTTGAAAATCAGCAGGCAAACTAAAATGACAGTAAGTTTGACAGTAAGTTTGACTGCATTTTATCTTGTTTTAACTTAATTCAAAATTACTCAACTGAATTTTTGAAATCTCAAAAACCCAGTGTTTAAGCCACTTTTAAGGCATTTTAAGTAATTTTGGCAAAAAATAAAAGGCGGTTAAAAAACCACCTTTTTTGGTCGAGGTGACAGGACTTGAACCTGCGGCATCTTGGTCCCAAACCACTTAATAAATGTGTGAAAAACTTAGTGTTTATCGGACTTTTCAAGTTCAGTTGCCTAACATTTGCCTTGCATTTATTTTTTTAGCTTATTTTACGATTGAGAAAATCATCAAGTTTTTTCGCAGGTGCTTCAGTATCATCTTGCATTAAATGCGTGTAAATGTTCAAGGTGGTTTCGGGTTTGGTATGCCCTAACTGGTGTTGAATGTAGAGAATATCATAGCCCGAATAGAAAAGATTTGTTGCGTGGGTGTGTCTAAGACAATGAGCTGTAAACGGTTCTATAACCTGCGGAATACCGTCGGGGCAGTATTTACTGCGTGGAGCAATGCCGACAATTTTGCCTTGCTGTGAATTGAATGCTTCGAGGTTTAGGCAATTGATGTAACTCTCCCACAATCTCCGCCACGCTGAATTTGTCATAAGTTTGCCTTTGGTGGTTGTGACTACATAATCAAATGGGGAGTGGGGTGCAAGGCTTTTCAGATAGTCTGACAGAACGGTCGGAATATCAACCTTGCGGACACCTGCTTCTGTTTTCGCTCCTGCTTTTATGTAAGAATTGTTTCCGTCAAGAACCAAAGTCTGATGAACATTTATTTTGTTGCGTTTCAAGTCAATATCCGCCCATTGCAGGCCGAGGCATTCACCTCTTCGCAGTCCTGCAAGCAACATAATCATTGCCGGCAATCTTCCTCTGTGAGGAGTGTTGATTATTAGCTTTTGCTCTTCAGGCGACAAGGCTCTGCGTTCTTTCTTCTTTGCCGCATTCTTTGATATTTTGACATATTTCAGTGGGTTGAAGTCGATAGCTCGGTTTTCAATGGCATACTCAAACACTCGGCTTGCGGTTGCGATGAACTCTTTCAGCGATTTTTTCGCTGTGGGTTTGCCTGTTGTTGGGTTCTTAGCGGCTAAGTCGAACACGATTTCCTGAAAGTCGGCAATTGTCAGCTTGTTGATTTTGTAAGGTTCAAGCTCTGCAAAATGTTTGAGATACCGTTCAAGTGTTTTGTATTGCTGTGGTGTTTGCAGTGACCTCTGAACCGTTAGCCAGCGTTTTTTCCAACATCCGTATGTATCATCAGATGAGATATCTATGCCTTTGCCGAGTTTTTGTTTTAATTCGGCGGCAAGCGTTTCAACCTCTTTTCGTGATGTGCCACATACGGATTTGTACTTTCGTTTACCGTTTTCATCTCTTCCGATATAGATGTTCTTCTGATAGCGCCCGTCTTTGCGTTTTTTCATAATGTAATACACTCCTTTTGTTTGAAAAAAGGGTGCAAAAATCCCCTGATATTCAAAACTTGAAAAATTCAGGGGAGTGTGATACAATATTATTGCTTTTAGTAGTATCACTGCACCCTGTGTGGTGGTTTCCGCTCCGACTTGCGCCAACAGGTCAGGGCGGTTTTTTTATTTATTTATTTATTTATCTCTTCCATTATTGTATCTATTTTATTTATGTCGAGACTGTAGCAACGGATATTGCCTAAAGTTTTTTTGATTATTAAACCGTAATCGGACAGGGTGTTTAACCTGTTTGTAACTGTACTTCTGCTTAATTTCATAACATCCATTAGTTCCTTTGTGCTTATTCCGCTTTCGGAAAACAAACTTGCCTGAATAAGCAAAAAATACAGATTACTATATTTTTCGTCGGCGCCTTTAGGCAGAAAGATAATGCACTTTCCGTAATGTGTCAGTTGCTCTAATCTTTTCTCCAAAGCGTACACCAACTTGTGCAACGAATCATCAATAATATCGGTAAACATAATTATAAAAGGAGTTAAATCTCCCTTGTTTTTCGGGTCATTACACACCTTGAATGCCTTGTAGTAATCGTTTATGTTCTCTTTAATAGAATAAGACATTCTGTAACCGATAATTGATTCAAATTCTTTTGACAACAAGTAACTGCTGATGAAACGGGATGTTCTTCCGTTGCCGTCATAGAAAGGATGAATGTAACCAAAGAGGTAATGAAAAATTGATATTCTGAAAACACACTCAATGCTTTTGTCATTAAGTATTGCCAACGCTTTATTCATACACTCTATAATTTTTTCTTCGGGATTAACTCCTCTGTGAAGTTCTTTTTGCGTTGCACTGAGGACGCTTGTTGAATCTTTTCTGAAGATTTTACCGTCAGGCAAATCAGACGGGTTATCTTCTTCGATTTCAAAATATACTAAATCATTGTACAGGTTGCGGATATCTTCGCAGGTGTCAAAGGACATAGTTTCATTTTTTTGCAACATAAGATATTTTTGCACAAGCCCCATAAAACGCTTCCCATGGCTCTTTGTTTCCAGTTCTGACAAGACACTGTTAATTTCTCTTCTTGAGCTGTAAACACCTTCAATATCATTTGTCTTTACAATTTCATCAACCAAACATCTGATAGCGAAATGGTCAATTGCTTTTTCGGGTAATGAATCCCTTAAAGCTTTGATTTGCTTATCGGTTTTATAAATGTCACGAATTTTCGTAATAAATTCGGGTATCATCACAAAAAAAGCAGGGTTATCGTGTATCAGAAAATCTAAGTGTACTGCGTATTCGCTTTTATACCTTTCGTTGTAAATTTTTTCATAATTTTCTTTGTCAGAATAAAACAGCTTATCTAAAGATTTATACCCCAAATGTATCACCTCTCCAATAAGTATTATATGCCGTAATTTAACAATTATACGCATATATCAGAAAAGCAATTCGTAAAAATAGGCTGTTTTTACGAATTGAATATAATTATACACCGATAAATTCACAAAATCAATATATTTTTACAAATTTAACTGTTACAGTAAAACAGCTTTTCTCACTGTAACGATTTACTGACTTCTTTTACAAGACCGAGGATTTGAACACGGGTGACGTCGTTATTTTTGCTTATCTAAATTGCATTAGCCTCAAGTTCGTTATAAACAACAGGCTCATAATCATAAAAGTGTTCTGATTTAATATGTTTCAATTCGTGTTTTGTTGCTTTTTGCTGAACAGCATGACTTAATAAAATATTTATGTAAACATTGAAATTACCGTCTGAATCCACAACAGTAACACCTTTAACAGTCAGCGGCAGTTCGATTCCTCTAATATAAATATCGCCCAATAATCATTCATCCTTTTGCAATGCCTCAATGATACGAACAGCTTTTTCAACATCTTCTTTTGTAGCACCTTTTGCAAGGCTGAACAGCATACGCATTTCACTTCTGTTTTTAAGTTCTTCAAGGTATTCCTGAAGTTCTATATCATCAGTAAGTTTTGATGTTGCGTGTTCTTCCGTCAGATCCGATTTAAGTATTCCGAAATAATCTGCAAGCATTTGCATTTTATCTACTCGTGGATACTTCTTTGCATTTGCCCAGTCTGAAACTGTTGAGGCTGTGATTTTTAAGTCTGAAACAATATCAGCCTGAGTTTTATTATTTATGGCAAGATAATAATTGAAATTTTTAGCGAATATCTTTTTGTTCATTTCACTGTTATCTGTCATATTGAACACCTACCTTTTATTTATCTAAATCATACACTAAAAGCGTAAAAAAATCAAGATATTTTTAAAAATATTTCGTTTTTAGCTTGACATTACGCTTTTAGCGTGATATCATTAGAGCTGTAAGGAGGTGATGAAATGCTCAACACCAAAGTTAATTATCCTAAAATCACACTTGCGGCGGCAAGAGTAAATGCAGGATATTCGCAGAAAGAAGCCGCTTCAAGACTTAAAATCAATGAAAGAACTCTTCAAAACTACGAAAGTGGTGCTAATGTTCCTGACTGGGATATGGTTCATAAAATCGGTGAACTTTACGATTTCCCGATTGATTTTATTTTTTTTGGCTCTGAATTACGCTTAAAGCGTGATAAAGCTAATAACTAAGGGGGGTGAGATAAGGTGTTTATCCCTGAATGGTTAATGAAACACCCGATTTTTACATCTATTGCAGTATCCCTGATATCATCAGTGTTATCAGCGTTATTAGTATGCTTGATAGTGTTGACACGATGACGGGTATTGCTACGGAGTTTATCAAAAACTCTTTAATCTTCGTTCTTTCGTGTTCTTTATAATTAAACAATTTATAACTCGGAACAAAATGAACCGTGTCTTCTATTGAAGTTTGAAATGAATCAAAGAAACCTAATTTATTCAATCTCTGACAGCAATAGCGTATTTCAATCTTGCTGAAATTTAGGTGTTTTTGTAAATCTGTTGTTTGAATAATTCTTTCGTCAGGATAATATTTTAAACAGCATTTTACAATCTTTCTGCATTTCTTATCAAGCATATGTACCACTCCTTTGTTTAATATTACCATACAAGGTCGTTTAAAACAATAACACATTGCTTTATTCACAGAAAACAGCGTGAGGAGGTGAGATAAAGTGGAAATAACAGTAAAAGGTACATCAAAAGAAATTGCTGACCTTGTATCGCAAGTACAAAGTCAGCAAACAAAAATAACATCAGTTAATATTTCCAACAGTAACGCCGATGATTTGGTCGTAGAATACAACCATAAAGGGCATATGAGTAATTGTATTGGATGATGTTGACCTTATTTTTACATCTTTTAAAATTATGTAACCATCATTACCAACAATTACAGGTTCGGAATCTGTAGAAGAAATATTTTTTAAGTATTCTTCTTTAGTATTATTGCAAATCTTATATAAAACGCCGTACAAAGATTTTTCATCGTCTATTTCCTGCTCAGAAGGTAATTTGCCTGAAATGATTCCAGCAGAAGTTGTTAATATCAAGTCGTTTTTTTCTAAACCTTCGACTTCCGGAACACAAGACATAGCTATTATTAAACTTTTCTTAAGTGATGAATGATTCATATTAATTTCACCTCACTTTCTATATATAGTTAGTGAATTGGGGTTCACCACTAAATATAGTATAACATAAAAAGGTTGTGAAATCAATGCATATTAAAGAATTTAGCAAATTTTTGAGAGAAAGTAGAAAACAAAAAGGCTTTTCGCAAAGTGAGCTTGCTAAGAAATCAGGCTTTACCAAAAGAGCTATTCAGTATTGGGAAAAAGGCAAAAAGAGCATTTCTCTTGAAAATGCCGACAGGCTCTTAACGGCTTTAGGTGTAGAAATCAAGATAGGTAAAACAGAAAGCAGGTGAGAACAATGCAGATAACAGGCACACCCGATGAAATCGCAGAATTTATGAATCTGCTGAAAAGCGATTACAGAGGTGACTGCACAATTGAAACTGATATTAACGGCAACACAATCTATCATTATCATTTCCCAAAATCAGATGATGAGTAATATTTATTTTTAGGAGGATTTTATATGTTAAACGATAAAGGTCAGATAGTAATTTTTGCAGACAAATCAACCGCAGGTTCTAATGTGGTTTCAGCCTGCGTATCAGATGAAACCGTTAAGGTTCTTACCGAGATTTGCAACAGAACCGGCAAGAAAATGTCAAGCGTTGTTCGTACTTTGATTGAGGACAGCCTGACCTTGGTTAAGATTGTAGGTGACTAAGGAGGTGTACATATGCCGAGAGAAAGACCTATCGTCAATTGGGATGAAGTGCCTGTGATTATTGATGTGCCGTATGTGGCACGGTTGCTTGCACTTAATGTTGATTACACAACACGGCTTGCACAAAGGGGCGTTCTTCCTGCCCACAAAATTGGAAAGCTTTGGCGATTTGATAAGGAAGAAATCAGACAATACATAAAGGAGCATTAACAAATGTGGCATTTAAGAAACTACCCGACACGCAGAAAACTGCTCAAAGATGTGGAAAACCTCAGAGCAGAGAACAGACATCTCAGCATTGAACTGAGAAACGCAAGAACAGACCTTGCACTCGAAAAAACAGCGTCAAGCGGTTATCGTCACGAGAACAGAGAGCTAAAACGCAAGCTCAAAGCCCTTGAAACGCCTGAATCCGAAGTATTCAATTTTGAATGTGTGGGGGTGAAGAAATGAAAGAAAATGTTTTTGAACGAATGGAAAGAATTGACGGACAGAGAAAAATCTCTGATTTCATTGTTAAGCAAAAACAGGATTATGAATTTAAAGTTAAGTATGCAACTATCAGAGCGAGAGAATTTGCTGAAGAATGCGATAGACGAGAATTAAACTATCACGTTTCGGTCGGCGGTCTTGATAGCATTACATTATTTATCTTTTTAAAGTCGATCGGAATCCATGCCCCAGGAATCAGCGTTTCTTATCTTGAAAATTCGAGTATTCAAAAAATACATAAAGAGCTCGGAATTGAAAGGTTAAAGCCATCAGTTCGTTATGTTGACAGTGCAGGAAAAGAACACCGCTGGACTAAACAGGATATAATTCAGGAGTTTGGATTTCCTGTCTTATCAAAAGAAATTGCCGCCAAGATTGAATTACTTGCAAATCCGACCGAAAAAAACAAAACTGTTCGACACGCTATTGTAACAGGCGAAACAGGGGCCTATGGCGGTTATCAAAAAAACAGTCGTATGAAAATGTCGCAAAAATGGCTTGAAAAGTTCGGCGGTTATGCGAACAATGAAGAGGGTACAAATTACCAAATTCCAAATTTCAAAGTGTCATCAAAATGCTGCTATTATCTAAAAGAAAAGCCTTGTAACACTTGGGCAAAAGAACATAACAGCGTGCCTTATCTTGGCTTGATGGCTTCCGAAGGCGGAAGAAGAGCTAAATCCTTAATGATAAATGGTTGTAATTATTTTGGTAAATCTACAATCAGATCAGCACCGTTTGCGATTTTTAACAGACAGGACATTTTGCAACTTGCTCTTGATTTAAATGTTCCTGTTCCCGAAATATATGGAAAAATCGAGAGGCAAGAAGATGGTACTTTGTACACAACCAAAGCTCAAAGAACAGGTTGCTCAATGTGCGGATTTGGTTTGCACTTGGAAAAGCGCCCTCATAGATTTGACTTACTTAAAGAGCAAAATCCTAAAGAGTGGGAGTATTGGATGTATAACTGCTGCACAGATGATAAAACAGGCGAAAGATACGGCTGGGCAAGGGTGTTGGATTATATCAATGTTAAATATTAATTGCAATTGCAAAGAAAAATCCGCTGAAGCTCCACAAAGCCTCAACGGACAAAGAAAAATACCTTAATTAAATGATAGACAATTTTAAGCGAATTGTCAAGGAGGACTTTAATATGTCAGTAAAAATATCAGCTTTTGAAATCGAAAATGTAAAAAGAGTAAAGGCGGTTGCTTATGAACCGACCGAAAACGGACTTACCGTGTTGGGCGGTAAAAACGGACAGGGCAAGACATCTGTTCTTGACGCAATTGCGTGGGCTCTCGGCGGTAATCGTTTCGCTCCGTCTGCTCCGTACCGTGAGGGTTCAACAATTCCGCCACACCTCAAAATCAAGCTTTCAAACGGTATTGTTGTGGAGCGTAGCGGTAAGAACAGCAGTCTTAAAGTAATTGACACCGCAGGCAACAAAGGCGGACAGGCTTTGCTTGACGCATTTGTCAGTAACTTTGCTCTTGACCTGCCGAAATTTATGAATGCAACCGGCAAGGAAAAGGCTGACACGCTTTTGCAGATTATCGGTGTAGGCAACAGAGTTTACGAGCTTGAAACGCAGGAAACACAGGTGTATAACGAACGCCGTGCTATCGGTCAGATTGCAGACCAAAAGAAAAAGTTTGCCGCCGAAATGCCCGAATACGAAGGCGTGCCGAACGAACCTGTGTCAGCCTCGGAATTTATCAATAAACAGCAGGAAATTCTTGCACGCAACGGTGAAAATAACCGCCTGAGAGCAGAAAAAGATAACCTTGAAAGCCGTGCCAACAATTTGCAGAGCGAAATCAACAGGCTTAACGAGGATTTGAGAAAATACAATTCCGAACTTACAAAAGTGCTTGCACAGCTTGAACAGAGCAGAAAGACCGTTGCCGAACTGCACGATGAAAGCACGGCAGAGCTTGAAAGAAACATTACCGAGATTGACGAAATTAACCGCAAAGTCAGAGCCAACCTCGATAAAGCTAAAGCTGATGATGATGCAAAGGAATATTACGGCAAGTACGCCGATATGACGGCACAGCTTGAAGAAATCCGCAAAACAAAATATGACTTGCTCAACAACGCAAACTTGCCCCTTGACGGCTTATCGGTTGAAAATGGCGAGCTTACATATAACGGTTTTAAGTGGGACAACATGAGCGGTTCGGAACAGCTTCGTGTCGCTACGGCAATTGTTCGCAAGCTCAATCCCAAATGCGGATTTGTCCTGCTTGACAAGCTCGAACAAATGGATACCGACACACTCAAAGACTTTGCAAAATGGCTTGAATCAGAGGGATTGCAGGCTATTGCAACAAGAGTTTCAAACGGTGATGAATGTTCAATCATCATTGAGGACGGTTATATTAAGTCCGAAACAACCGCACCTGTTACAACACCGACTTGGACAGAAGGAGAGTTTTAATTATGGCTACAAGAACTACAGCTAAAACAACAGCAAAAACAAATACAAATGAATGTGTAATCAAATGCAATCCGCACAGAGAGCTTGCCTGCGGTTATACCAAGGTCAAGATTATGCCTGAAAACTATTCAAGAATTGTTTTGATTGCAGGTATGACAGGCAAGTCAATACAGGATTTGACAAACGAACTGCTCAACTACGCAATCGACTATGTTGTCATTGATGTTGACGGCAATAAAATCAATTTTTCAGATGTACAGGGGGTGAGATAATGAACATCACAAGAGGTAAAATCAAGTCGGCTCAAAAGGTTGTAATTTACGGCCCCGAGGGTATCGGCAAGTCAACTTTTGCTTCGCAGTTTCCGAATCCTCTGTTTATCGACACTGAGGGTAGTACAAAAAACCTTGATGTTGCAAGAATGGATAAACCGACATCGTGGACGATGCTCAAGAGTCAGCTTGAATATATCAAAAGCAATCCGACTGTATGCAAGACGGTTGTTATTGATACAATCGACTGGGCAGAACAGCTTTGCATTGATGATATTTGCTCAAAGTACGGCAAAAAAGGTATTGAAGATTTCGGTTACGGAAACGGATATGTTTACGAAAAAGAGGAGTTCGGCAGATTTTTGAACAGCCTTGAAGATTTGATTGACAGAGGTATCAATGTTGTGCTTACCGCACACGCACAGCTCCGCAAGTTTTCACAGCCTGATGAAATCGGTGAATATGACCGCTGGGAGCTTAAACTCGGCAAAAAGACTGCTTCACAGATTTCTCCGCTTGTAAAAGAATGGGCGGATATGGTGCTTTTCGCAAATTATAAAACAGTAGCGGTAGCGACCGACAAAGACGGCAGAAAGTACAAAGCGCAGGGCGGAGGGAGAGTGATGTACACGCTTCATCACCCTTGTTGGGACGCAAAGAACCGTCACGGACTGCCCGAAGAAATGGACTTTAGCTATGCAGGCATTGCCCATATTTTTAATGATGTTGCACCTGTAAATAACGCTCCTGTTCCGCAGAATCCGATACCTCAGCCGCCTAAGGCAGAGCCTGTGACGCAGCCTGTACCACAAACTACGCAAATTGAAAAAACTCCCGAATCTGTACCACTGTCAACACCTCAGATACAGAATGATAAATCTGTCAATATTCCTGAGGGCATACCAAAAACTCTTGCCGACCTTATGAGAGCTAACGGAGTTGACGAAAGCGAAATCAGACAGGCGGTGTTTACACAGGGACACTACCCTTATGATACACCGATTACAAACTATGACCCACGATTTATTAACGGTTGCCTTGTGGGAGCGTGGAATAAAGTGTTTGAAGTGATACAGAGCAACCGTGACTTACCGTTTGAATAAGAAAGGAAGATGTATAAATGGATAGAGAATTTGGTTGGAACGACGAAATAACCGAAGAGGGCGGAAATTATGAACCGCTCCCCGAGGGTGATTATGATTTTACAGTAGCAAAGGTTGAGCGTGCTCGCTCACAGGGTAAAGGCAAACTGCCACCATGTAATATGGCAAAAGTGACTTTTTATGTGTGGGGAGCAGATGACAAGCGAGAAATTACAGTTAATTTCGTACTGCACTCATCGCTTGAATGGAAGCTGTCACAGCTCTTTTTGTCCGTGTCAATGAAAAAACACGGCGAACCGCTCCGTATGGACTGGACAGGCATTATCGGCAAGAAAGGTAAATGTCAGGTTATCATCCACAAATATGTCAAGAATGACGGCACAGAGGGCGTAACAAATGACATCAAGTATTTTTATGCATACGATGAGCAGGTGACAACGATATCGCCTGCCGTAGCACAGTCTGCACCTCAGCAGTATGTACAGCCTACATATCCGCCACAGTATAACACACAGCCTGCAACGCCAAATACTGCGATGCCGAATAACTGGACACCGGGTAGCTTTTAATGCAACTTCGACCGTATCAGAATGAAGCAAAGAATGCCGTTTTCTCCGAGTGGGAAAGCGGCAACCTAAAAACATTACTTGTCTTGCCTACAGGCTGTGGCAAGACGATAGTTTTTGCAAAAATCACCGAAGAATGTGTCCGTCGAGGTGACAGGGTGCTGATACTTGCCCACCGTGGAGAATTGCTCGACCAAGCGGCGGACAAAATCCAAAAAGCAACAGGGCTTAATTCGTCGGTTGAAAAAGCCGAGCAAAGTTGCATAGGTTCGTGGAACAGGGTTGTTGTAGGCTCTGTACAGACGCTTATGCGTGAGAAAAGACTGTCAAACTTTGACAGCGATTATTTCGACACAATCATTATTGATGAAGCACATCACTCAATCAGCGACAGCTATCAGCGTGTGCTTGAGCATTTTGACAATGCAAAAGTGTTGGGTGTTACCGCAACACCCGACCGAGGAGATATGAAAAATTTAGGAGCAGTATTTGATTCGCTTGCGTATGAATACACACTCCCTAAGGCTATCAAAGAGGGGTATCTGTCACCGATTAAAGCTGTGACAATACCGCTTACACTTGACCTTTCGGGAGTTGCCACACAGGCAGGAGATTTTAAAGCAAGCGACATTGACACGGCACTTGATCCGTATCTTTATCAGATTGCCGAGGAAATGAAAAAATACTGTAAGAACCGTAAAACTGTTGTGTTTTTACCACTTGTAAAAACATCGCAGAAATTTAGAGATATTTTGAACGAAAAAGGCTTTAAAGCGGCAGAGGTAAACGGTAACAGCGAGGACAGAGCAGAGATATTGCAGGACTTTGAAAACGATAAATACAATGTCTTGTGTAACTCAATGCTTTTAACCGAGGGTTGGGACTGCCCAAGTGTTGACTGCGTTGTTGTTTTAAGACCCACAAAGGTGCGTGGGCTTTACTGCCAAATGGTCGGCAGAGGTACAAGACTTGCTCCAAACAAGACGGAGCTTTTGCTGCTCGACTTTTTGTGGCACACAGAGCGACACGAACTTTGCAGACCTGCACATCTCATTTGCGACAACGAAGAAGTCGCACGAAAGATGACCGAAAACTTATCGGAACAGGCAGGTTATCCGATTGACATTGAAGAAGCGGAGGAAAAAGCAAGTGAAGATGTTGTTGCTCAGCGTGAAGAGGCGCTTGCAAATCAGCTTGCGGAAATGCGAACACGCAAACGCAAACTTGTAGATCCGTTGCAGTACGAAATGTCAATTCAGGCGCAGGACCTTGCAGGATATGTTCCGGCATTCGGCTGGGAGTGTTCTCCGCCTACAGACAAACAGAAAGCAAAACTTGAAAAGCTCGGAATATTCCCCGATGAAATCCAGAGTGCCGGCAAAGCAAAACTTATTCTTGACAGGCTCGAAAAGCGAAGAATTGAGGGCTTAACCACACCTAAACAAATCCGTATGCTTGAAAGCAGAGGTTTTCAGCACGTGGGCAAATGGCAGTTTGACGAAGCGTCAGCTTTGATTTCAAGGATTGCCGCAAACGGTTGGAGAACTCCGAAAAACATTAACCCGAAAACATATGTACCGCAAAGCGAGGTGAATACGGTTGGACTTACTTAATGCACTTGAATACATCAGTCCGTCAGAGCTTGACTACCAAGACTGGGTAAATGTCGGAATGGCACTCAAACAAGAGGGATACAGCGTAAAGGACTGGGACGATTGGAGCAGAGCAGACAGTCGATATCACAACGGTGAGTGTGAAAAGAAATGGCAGAGCTTTAACGGCTCTGCCTCACCTGTCACAGCAGGCACGATAATCCAAATGGCTAAAGACAGGGGGATGACTTTTCGTGAATCGAAAGAACTCGGCTGGAATGACGAAATTGCTTTTGAGCAGGGTGATAAGGGCGATATTGGTGTAAATACCTGTGAGGGTGTAAAGTTTCACGAGCCTACAAACTGGAACCCGGTAAATGAGATTGTGACCTACATTGAAACTCTCTTTGATAGCTCGGAAAATGTAGGCTATGTTACTGAAACTTATAAAAAAAATGACAACGGCAAGGTTAAATATTCGCCAACACAAGGCAGTTGTGACCGTACAGCAGGTGAGCTTATTGCCGCACTTAATAACTGCAACGGTGACATATCAAATGTATTCGGTGATTACAAACCCGAGGCAGGAGCGTGGATAAGGTTTAATCCATTGGACGGTAAGGGTGTTAAAAACGAGAATGTAACCGATTATCGTTACGCTCTGGTGGAATCTGACTGTATGGCTCTTGAAGAACAAAATGCAATCATCAGAGAGCTTGAGCTGCCTGTTGCGGTGCTTGTTTATTCGGGCGGAAAATCAGTCCACGCTATTGTTAAGATTGATGCCGCAAACTATGACGAATACCGCAAAAGGGTTGATTATCTCTACAATGTATGCCATAAAAACGGCTTTGAAATCGACAAGCAGAACCGCAATCCGTCAAGGCTGAGCCGTATGCCCGGTGTTATCCGCAACGGCAAAAAGCAGTTTATCATTGACACAAACATCGGTAAATCAGACTTTGCCGAGTGGAAAGACTGGGTGGAGAGCATTAACGATGACTTACCCGACCTTGACAACCTTGCAGATTTTTTTGAAAATCCTCCCGAACTTGCTCCGCCTCTGATTGAGGGAGTATTGCGACAGGGACATAAAATGCTCCTCGGCGGACCCTCAAAAGCAGGTAAGTCATTTGGTCTTATCGAATTGTGTATTGCAATTGCCGAGGGAACAGAATGGTTCGGCTTTAAGTGTGCGCAGGGCAATGTCTTGTATGTGAATCTTGAACTTGACCGTGCGTCCTGTTTTCACAGATTCAAGGATGTATATGAAGCGTTAGGACTTGAACCCAAAAACTTAAATAGGATTGATATTTGGAACTTGCGTGGCAAGTCCGTGCCTATGGATAAGTTAGCACCTATGCTTATTCGCAGAGCACTGAAAGGCAACTTTATAGCCGTAGTAATTGACCCGATATACAAGGTTATCACGGGTGACGAAAACAGCGCAGACCAAATGGCACACTTCTGCAACCAGTTTGACAAGGTGTGTACAGAAATCGGATGTGCGGTAATCTACTGTCACCACCATTCCAAAGGTGCTCAGGGCGGTAAAAAGTCAATGGACAGAGTTTCGGGTTCGGGTGTTTTTGCCCGTGACCCTGACGCACTCCTTGACCTTACAAGGCTTGAAATCAGCGAAGATTTGATGAAGCAGCAAAAGGATGAAAGAACCTGTAAAATCTGCAAAGACTGGATAGGTCGTTTTAACCAAATCAGCGAAGTGTGTTCGCAGGACGATTTGGTAATGGCAAATAATATGATTGACATCGCACGCAAAACGCTTCCTGAACAGTCTTTTAAGCTGATGATGTCAGATGTTGCCCGTGCCGAAAAAACCGTAAAAGGGATGTCAGCGTGGAGAATAGAGGGTACTCTGCGAGAGTTTCCGACATTTGATGCACTTAATCTTTGGTTTGATTATCCGATACACAAATCAGATACAACAGGTGTGTTGAAAGACTGTAATTTTGAGGGCGATTTTAACCCGCCTTACAAGAAGAATTTCGGTAAGAAAAAGAGTGAATCGGAACGCAAAAAAGAACGCTCAGAATCTATTATGACAGCGTTTACTGCAGAAGAAAATAACGGTCAGGCAGATATAAATGACATTGCTACATATCTTGGAGTTACCGAAAAAACAGTCCGAAATCGATTAAAAGAGCACGGCGGATTTTGGGTTGACGGCGGTAAAACAGGATTAAAGGAAAAGGAAAAAGTCGAATAAATTTTCCCTTTCCGTCAAATTTGGAAGGAAAATTTTATCGAGAATTTCCCTTTCCGTGAAGGAAAATAAGGAAAATTTCCCGAGATTTTCCTTTTCTAAAAATGACGGAAAATGACTTTTTTCTCGAGATTTTCCGAGGGAAAGAAAAAGTATATATACTACCGTATATATAAACGATGTCCGTTCCCTAAGGTCACAGGGGTGAAGTAGTTGTGCGAAGCTTACGCACAACAACTCCTTCCCCTGACCTGTGACTAAAAGCAAAATTTTAAAGTTAAGAAAGGAATGGTAAAAAATGGCAAAATGCAAATCGACTTCAAAAGATAAAAGATTAAAAGTCGCTAAAAGAATGCCTCCACTAAAACGAAGAAAAGATGGAGAGAATTATTGTTATATCAACGACGAAGTAATGAAGTGGATTTCCAAAAATTCTGCGTTGATAAGTTATGTATTGGATAAGGTAGCCGCTAATGGATACATAGTTTACGACCCAAAATTAAAAGTATGGCACGGAGCTGATTATTATGAAATCGAATGCAACGAAGACTGAATTTTTTATGGCGATGATACCGCCGACCGTAACGGCACAGGAACATAAAGTTATGGTAAAAAACGGCAAACCTGTTTTTTACAATCCGCTCGAGGTGAAACAGGCAAGAGAAAAGCTCATGTCACATTTAGCAAAGTTTAAACCGTCAGACCCGTACAAGTCGGGTGTCAGGTTAATAACAAAGTGGTGCTTCCCTCGTGGTAAACATCAGGACGGCGAATATCGTATAACAAAGCCCGATACAGACAATCTGCAAAAAATGCTAAAAGACTGTATGACCGCTATCGGCTTTTGGTCTGATGACGCACTTGTTGCAAGTGAGATATGTGAAAAGTTTTGGGCAGAGGTTTCGGGTATTTACATCAAGGTGGAAGAACTGTGAATATCTCGGAAGTTAAACGCAACCTTGAAAGAACCGTGCTGTACAATGGAGCAGAATACATTCTGAAAGGCTGTATCATCAGACGGAATACAACGGGTCGGTTTTACTATCAGGCAGAGCTTATGGACACCAAAGCCAAAAGCTCGTTGATTGTAACTGCACTTGATAAGATTGACGAAAGGAGAGCAAACGATGAAAGCGAGAATACCACCTAAGATTCCGAAACAGCTTAAACAGGAAGCTGAACGGATTGCAAAAAGCGCATATGAACAGATCCGAGAAAAAGAAAACAAAGACATCACGCGCAGAGTATTTAAAACAATGCTGTATGCCTTGCATAAAGATTTCGGCTTTGGCCGTGACAGATGTGCAAAGGCACTAAAGTCTATGACCGAAATAATTGAACACTCCGACACTGATGAAGTGTTTTGGGAGCATATTGACAGGGTTGTCATCGACAAGCTGAAACTTGAATTTGACAAACGAGATTACACCGACAACGGAAAAGTTGTTAATTTTGAAGGAGATGAAGAAAATGACAAACTTTGAAAAAATCAAACAGATGTCAATTGATGAAATGGCTCGGAGTTGTATGAATTTTTTCGACTGCCCGTATGGAACTTCGTATGTCGGCTGTCCTATGGAAAAGCGATTCAATAACAGCTGTATTGACTGTACAAAACATTGGCTTGAAAGTGAGGTAGATACGGATTGACGGTTAAAGATTATTTATATTCGGTCAGGGTTTCGGATAAGCTGATCAGAACGAAAGAACACGAGCTGTCGAAACTTAGGCTGAATATTGCACAGGTATCGGTTAAGCAGAACGAGCCTGTTAAGACATCAGGAGTGAATGACCCTATGCGGATTGTTGACAGGATTGCAGACCTGCAGACTGAAATCAATCGGGAAATTGACAATCTTGTGCGGTTGAAAACTGAAATCCGCAGTAAAATCAACGCACTTGACGATTACCGTTACATTGCAATTTTGACCGAGTATTACATAAATTGTCAGAGGTGGGAGGATATTGCCGAGAGTATGGAAATGAGCGTAAGGCATACTCTGAGATTGCACGGCGAAGCGTTACAGGCGTTCCGAAAAAAGTTCGATTTCTCGTAAAATTATTTTGGAATGTCATTGAATGTCACCCTCACCCTGCGTATAATGGTATTATGAAAGTTTGACAAACAGGACATATGTAGAACTCTCCTAAGATAAAAATTGCACAGACCGCTCATAGTTCCAGCTGTGGGCGGTTTTGTGTTGTGAGGGAAAAGAAAGGGCGGTGATACCGTGAAAGACAAATTAAATGCAAGACAGAGGAAGTTTGCGGAATATTATGCGCAGAGCGGTAACACCGTTCAGAGTGCGATACAGGCAGGATATTCAGAAAATTACGCAAACGCAAGAGCATATGAATTGTTGGAGAATGTTGGAGTTTCAAAATACATCAAGGAGCTTTCCGATAAGCTCAAAGATGAGCGCATTATGAGTGCAAAGGACAGACAGGTTGCTTTGTCCGACATTGCAAGGAATGACGGGCAGGACACCTCCGACAGAATCAGGGCGATTGACACGCTCAACAAGATGACGGGTGAATACACCGTTAAGGTTGACGCAAAGGTTGAGCAGTCCGAAAAACTATCCGATGTGTTCAGACAGTTGGGTGGTGAGGGATTGAGTGAGTAACAAATTCCCGTTGTCACAAAAGTATATCGACTTTATCAACACAACAAATGTGTCGGCTGAATTTCTTGAAGGAACTACAGCGTCCGGCAAAACTACCGTCGGAGCAGGCGTTAAGTTTATGCGAATGGTGTCGCAGTCGCCGAAGAAGCTTCACGCAATTGCCGCCAAAACTACGGGCAAGGCTGAGGAAACTATAATTCAGCAGGACAACGGTATTCTCGACTTGCACCGCAACGCTGTCTATTGCGGCAACGGCGACAAGGACTACAAGCTGCCGCATATCAAGTTTGAGGACAAAATTATCTATATTCTCGGTTACAGCAGTCGGGATAAGTGGGAAATGGTTCTCGGTGCGCAGTTTGGGTGCGTTTATATTGACGAAATCAACACCGCTGATATCGAGTTTATCCGAGAGATGTCAACCCGTAATGACTATATGCTTGCAACGCTGAATCCCGATGATCCGAGCCTGCCTGTGTATAAGGAGTTTGTCAACCGCTCCCGTCCTTTTAAAAAATATGAAAACGATATTCCTCCCGAGATTACGGCGGAGCTTACCGAAGAACCTGTACCGAATTGGCGGTATTGGTTCTTTTCTTTTGCCGACAATTTAAGTCTTACTCCTGAACAGATTGAAAAGAAAAAGAACTCTGCACCGAAAGGTACAAAGCTCTATAAAAATAAAATCTTAGGTTTGCGAGGCAGAGCAACAGGGCTTGTGTTTCCGAATTTTGAGAGGGCAAGACACATCAAATCAAAAGAGTGGGCAGGAAAGTTTTTGAACTGTAACCGCAAGTCGGAACACTTTGTTCAGTTCACCGCAGGTCTTGATACCGCCTATTCGCAGAAGTCGCCTGACACTATCGCAATGACATTTTACGGCATTACCAATCACGGTAAGTGTGTTCAGCTTGATGAAAGAGTTTACAACAATGCCGAAATGCAAACACCTATTGCCCCGAGTGACACGGTGAAGAATTTTATTGATTTTCTTGACCGCAACCGTGATGAATGGGGCTTTGCACGCACGGCTTTTATTGACAGCGCCGACCAAGCGACTATTACCGAATTTCAAAAGTATAAGCGACAGCACGGCTGTGTCTATGACTTTGCAAATGCATGGAAGAAAACGAAGATTATCGACCGAATCAATCTTGTACTCGGCTGGCTTGCCACCGACTGTTATTTTGTGCTTGAACATTGTAAAAACACGATTGCCGAGTTTGAAATTTACAGCTGGCGAGAGGATAAAGACAATACACCCGAGGACGGTCACGACCATTGCATTAACAGCGGTCAATATGCGTGGCTGCCGTTTAAAAATATTATTGGAAGTGAAATAAATGGGGCTGATTAACAGAATGGCTGAATCTATCAGATCGGGAATTAAAAACTTTTTGCAGATTACTCCTGCAAGCGACAAAACAATTACCGTTACCGAAACAAGCAATCATCTGACCGAGTGCTTTATCAATCGCATTTGGTATTGGGGCAACAGCAGACAGCTTGCGGAGCTGTACAGGCAGATTGATACAAACAAAACTATGTTTTGGGCGGCAAAAAGCACAGAGGGGCTTGAAATCCGTAAAATACACACGGGTTTGCCGGCACTCATCTGCGAAACGCTTGTGAATATCGTAATTGCCGACTACAACGGCACAGATGTTACAAGTAAAAATTCAACCGCTTATGCTGAGCGTTGGGAAGATATTGAAAAGCAGAACAAATTGTCAGACACGGTTAAGCAAATGCTCCGTGACCTATGTGTTGTCGGTGACGGTGCTTTTAAGGTCAGCTTTGACACGGCTGTATCAGATGTTCCGATTGTTGAATGGTATCCTGCCGAAAACATCGACTTTACATATGTGCGCGGCAGAATCCGAGAGGTTAAGTTTTACACCGATTACACGCAAAAACACCGCCGTTACCGTTTTGAAGAAACATACGGTTACGGCTATATTCACTATGCTTTGTACGATGACAACGGCAAAGAGATTGACCTGCACACGGTTGACGCTCTTTCGTGGATTGATTCAAAGGGCGTTACATTTGACGAATCATATATGTGGGCTGTACCTGTCCTTTACGGCAAATCGTGCCACAAGGGCAGAGGTGCGGGCATTATCGGCATAAAAACAGACGCTTTCGACAGTCTTGATGAAGTGTGGTCACAGTGGATGGACGCACTCAGAGCCTGCCGAACAAAGCAGTATGTGCCTGATTGCCTTGTTCCGAGAAATCCCGAAACCTGTCAGCCGATATCGCCAAATCCGTTTGACAACCGATTTATCACCGTGGGCAACGATATGTCTGAAAACGGCAACGGCAACAGGATTTACACCGAAAGTCCGCAGATTCAGCACGAAAGTTATTTGAGTTCATACATTACTGCCCTCGACCTCTGCTTACAGGGCATTATATCGCCGTCAACTCTCGGCATTGATACGAAGAAGCTTGATAATGCAGACGCTCAGCGTGAAAAGGAAAAGACAACCCTTTACACAAGGCAGAACCTTGTGAAAATTACGCAGAACGCACTTCAAAGCCTTGTTGCAGTTGTACTCAATGCAGACGGTGAACTTAACGGCAAGGGTATTGTTGAGGGCTTGGAAGTATCCGTAAACTTCGGCGAATATGCAAATCCGAGCTTTGAAAGTCAGGTTGAAACCGTGTCAAAAGCAAGACAGGGCGGTTTGATGTCAGTTGAAACCTCGGTTGACGAGCTTTACGGCGACAGCAAGTCGGAGGATTGGAAAGCCGAAGAGGTGCAGAGAATTAAGGAAGAACAGGGCATTGCAGGCGAAGAAGAAAAATCGGAGCTTGACGATGTGGCAGGACTTGATTTTAAAAATTTTTCTAATTAAACCCTGACAAATGTCCGTACATAATGTATTATATATGTACGGACAAAATAAGGCAGGTGTAAAGAATGTGTCCTAAAGGCAGACCTACGCAAGATAAGCGTGATAAAAGGTTTGAAATCAGATTATCAGCTGATACATATAATACCCTTGAAGAATGTGCTAAAAGTCTTAATATTACTAAGTCAGATGTAGTACATAAAGGTATTGCCTTAGTTAAAGCTGAAATTGATAAAAAGAAATAGAGTGTTGCCCACCGACCAAAGTTTGCAACACTCTAAAAAAACCGACAGAAGTATCTCTATCTGAAATCTATTATATCATTTAAGATTACTTCTGTCAAACAAAACAATTGATAGGAGTTTTTATTATGGCTTGTGTAAAGAGTGTAAAAAAGGTAATCGAAAGTGTTCGTGGCACTATTAATCCATACTACGATATGGGCTGCGATAATGTCAATGAGATTTATCGTACCAATTCAAGTGTATTTGATATGATTTGTGATGCATTCGTATTCGGCTATGCCCAAGGCATAAAATCCGCAAAAGCTGAAATAAGAAAGGCGGCTAAATGATATGGATAACGAAATTTGGAAAGATATTGAAGAACTAAATGGAGATTATCAAATCAGTAATTTAGGTCGTTTGAAAAGAACAAAAAAATATGGAAATCAATTTACTGAATGGGAAAGCAATAAAATTCTTAAATGGCAAAAAGATAAAGATGGTTACTTAGTTACCAGTATCAAAAATCCATTAACTGGTAAGTATACATCATACAAAGCACATAGATTGGTTGCAAAAGCATTTATTCCTAACCCTAATAACTATCCACAAGTAAATCATAAGGACGAAAATAAAGAAAATAATAATGTGAATAATCTTGAGTGGTGTACCAGTTTATACAATAACCATTACGGAACAAAATTAGAGAAACAAAATAAGAGTGTTAAACAATATGATAAATTCGGAAATCTATTAAGGGTGTGGGATAGTGTAACTGTTGCGGGCGAAACATTGGGAATAGATAAAAGTCATATCGTAAAATGTTGTAGAGGAAAAACAAAAACCGCATATGGCTTTATTTGGAAATATAATTAAACAAGAAAGAAGAGGCAGTTAATTTGTGACAGCCTCTTCTTTCTTGTTATTCGATAGGTGAAACGGATATTATTAATGGACTATGATATTTCAAAAGCATTCGAAAAAATTGAAAATGAACTAATATCATCAATGATAAGAAATTTTAAAAATCATAGAGTTGAAGAAGATAAAAATAATTTTTGTTGGACACAATGGCAGGCTGAACAGCTCAAAAGTCTTGAAGAGTACCGTAAGCACAACGCAAAGAAATTTGGCAAGCGTTTCAAAACCATTAACAGCAAGGTTGAAGAGATGATTCGCACCGCCAAAGCTGACGGAAATGCAAGTCAGGAGGCAGAAATTCTTGAAGCTGTCAAGGACGGCTTCAAAGCCCCGAAAAAGCCGTCAGAACACAGCACAGCCGAGTTTTTTAAGGTGAATGACCGTAAACTTGACACACTCATAAAATCGACCACAGACGATTTAAAGAGGGCAGAAACGGCAGTTTTGCGTATGAGCAACGACAAGTACCGCAAGGCGATTTTTAACGCACAGGTTGCAATGAACACGGGTGCGGTTACATACGAAAAAGCCGTTGATATGGCTTGTAAAGATATGCTCAACGCAGGTCTTAATTGTGTGGAATACAAAAACGGTGCAAGGCATACGCTCTCGGATTATGCGGATATGGCGGTTAAAACAGCCAACAAAAGAGCCTATCTGCGTGGTGAGGGCGAAAAGCGAGCCGAATGGGGAGTATCCCTCGTTGTTGTGAACTCAAGACAGGGCGGTTGCCCCGATTGTGCAAAATATATCGGCAAGGTGTTTATTGACGATGTTTATTCAAACGGCAAAAAGTCAGACGGAAACTATCCGCTTCTCTCAACCGCAATCAAGAACGGTTTGTTTCATCCGAGATGTAAGGACAGCACAAGTACATATTATCCCGAACTTGATGATTTGGACGCACCGCTGTCTGAAGATGAAATCAAAGAGCTTGACCGTCAGCGAGGAATAGAGGAAAAACAGCAGTATGCACAGCGTCAGGCAGAACGCTTTGACCGCCGTGCCGAATACAGCCTTGATGAGGACAATAAACGCATTGCCCAAACCCGAGCCGATGAGTGGCACGATAGGGCGAATACGCTTGAAGAAAAGACAAAGCAATTCTCACTAAACACCAATGAACAGAAATATTACAGACCTGTTTTTGAAGAAGATATATCAAAAACTTTTGAACGCAAAATTGAGGGCGAAACAATTACAATTGATACCCGCAAGGCAAATACATTGTGTGACAATGTTTATATTTCAGATAAGGTAAAGCTAAAACGAAAAGAACTTCATAATTTTGATATGCAAGTGAGAAAAGCGTTTGATATGCTCGGAGAGGTTGAAACAAGCGGAAAGCCTGAAATTTGTATTGTCACTCCCGAAGAAATGCGAGTAAATGCTATTGCTTCATATATGCCAATGCAGAATGTTCTAAATGTCAATTCAGCATACTTTTCAACAAGTGATTTGTCAGATTTACAAGAAAACTTGGCTTGTCCGCAAGACGGATTGAGTACAATTCTTCACGAACTGATTCATTGGCAAGACGCTAAAAATTACAGAGCAAAATTCGGAAGTATTAACGATTATTTTGAATATTGCGATTACCTTAATAAAATTTATGCTCCAAAGGTTGAAAAATTGATAAATAACGGTTATAATATAGAGGATATAAGTGAGTATGCTTTTGAATGCTTAAAAGATAAAGCTATGGATGAAGTGTATAACGAGTACAGAGTCAGCAAACTTTTAGGGTGATGATGGTATGAGATTGATACAAACTGAAGAACAAAAATCTCTATGGAATGCGTTTAAGCCGTACCTTGTAACAAATGGTTTAAATGTCACTTTGCGTGAAGATGCTCCACAAGAAGCTAAAGATGCTGAAGCACTTTACAGTAAGCTTAGAGAGAAACAAAAAATGCAATATCTAAAAGATAGTGGCATAATCTAACCGCTCCGTAAAAAGGGCGGTTTTGTTATATGCAATTCACAAAAACAGCATAAAATTACGAATTGAGCATTTTATAATCGACAGCAATGTTGATTATAGGGTGCTTTTTGCATTTAAACCCGTCGATTTCGACCGGTTTAGAAAGGTGGTGACAGAATGAAAATCAGAGTAACAACAGCATTTAATGACAGGCAGAACGGTTATGTAACCCGACCTGTGAATGAAGTTTTTGAATGCTCCGAGCAGAGAGCAAAGGAACTCATTGACGGTGGTTTTGCAGAAGAGGTCAAGCCTGACGCTCCCAAAAAGCCGAGAGCCAAAGCAGTTAAAACAGAAAAAACAGAAAAAGCGGATTAAGCACTTTACGAATATGTAAGGTGCTTTTTTATTGTCCGAAGACATTAAACTACGGGAGACACCGTGCAAAACTGAAACAGAGAGACACTCTATAAACTGATTACGGGAGACACCCGAAAAACTGAAAGGATATGAAAAAATGGCAGAACCAAATCCAACACCAACCCCCAATGAACCGACACCTGCACCGCAGGGAAACGCTCCTGCCTTTGATTACGACAAGCTCGCAAGCCTTATTACAGGCAAACAAAGCGTGACAGAGGACACCGTGTTGAAGTCTTATTTTAAGGAGCAGGGATTGTCAGCCGATGAGATGAAAGAGGCTATCGGTGCTTTTAAAAAGCAGAAAGCCAAGAACACTCCCGACTTTGCAAAAATGCAGTCGGAAGTTGAATCTGCAAACAACGCAAAGCTTATGGCAGAAGTCAACCAGTCGGCAACCCTCGAAGCCGTAAAACAGGGCGTTGACATTGCAACCGTTCCGTATGTGCTTAAAATTGCAGACTTTTCAAAAGCTGTGACAGACGGCAAGGTCAATGCGGAAAAGCTGACAGAGGCTGTTAAAAAGGTGCTTGACGATATTCCCGCACTCAAGGGCAAACCTGCCGAGAACGGCACAGGAGTTAAGAAAATCGGCGGTGACGGCAACGGTACATCGGACGGTACAAAACCAAAGGCAAATGTTCCTACCAAAAAATGGAACAGATTTAATATTTAACCAAAGAAAGGATTGAAAAAATCATGGCAAACACAAATAACTATGCCGAGCAGTTCAGCCCTGATCTGCTCGAAATTCTTGTTCAGGGCACACTTACATCACCATTCATCACTTCAAATGTAAAGTGGGTTGGCGCAAGAACTTTCCACTTCACACAGATGAGCACATCAGGCTTTAAGAACCACAATCGCAACGGCGGTTGGAACAAAGGCAAATATACACAGACAGATGTTCCTTTCACTTGCGAGCACGACAGAGATATTGAGTTCCTTGTGGATAAGGCAGATGTTGATGAAACAAATTCGACTGCAAGAGTTGAGAACATTTCAAAGACATTTGAGCAGACACAGGTTGCTCCCGAAACAGACGCACTTTTCTTCTCAAAGGTTGCAGCAAAGGCTCAGGCAACAGACGGCTACCATTCTTCAACAAAGACATCGGAGTGGACTAAGGAGAACGCTTATTCAAAGCTCAAAACAATTCTCTCTGCCGGCAAGCTCCGCAGATACAAGGCAAGAGGCACACTTGTTGCCTATGTGACATCTCACATTATGGACTGCCTTGAACAGTCAACAGAGTTCACTCGCAAGATTGAGCTTACACAGATTGCAGAGGGCGGTATCGGCATTGAAACAAGAGTGACCGAGATTGACGGTTGCCCTATCATCGAGGTTATTGACGATGAGCGTTTCTACGATAATTTCAACTTTAACCCCGATGACGGCGGTTTTGAGCCTGCAACAGGCGCTCACAAAATCAATGTTCTTGTTGCCTGCGGTGAAACCTGCAAGACTGTTCCGAAGATTTCAAGCATTTACTTCTTTGCTCCCGGCTCACACACAGAGGGTGACGGCTGGCTCTATCAGAACCGTTCACTTTCCGACACATTCGTATTCCCGAACGGCAAGGACGGCAAAATTGACAGCATTTATGCCGATGTTGACACAACGGCGGTTGCGTAATGTATGCCGATTACATTGAACATCAGGGTGGAGATGAAAACAGTATTATCTCTGCCGAACACATTGATGTTCTGACTTTTAACCGCATTGATTTTGAAAAACTTTCGGAAATGCAGAAGAGAATCATCGGCAGAGTGCATGGCAGACTTACTGCTTTTGAAGAAGAAAATGCCGATATGATTTCTTCCTATCTGAAAAGCTATTCAATCAACGGTACATCAATGGAATTTGGCGCAAGCTGGAATTTAATGTGTATCAGCGGAGTGGCAATTCCTGCCGACCTCTATGCGTTGCTAAAATCAACAGGACTTTGTTATCCTGCAATCTGAAAGGTGCGTGAAAACCGTGAAATTTCCGTCACTTGTAAAAAAGCAGTTCTGCAAAACTCCTGTCGAGGTCACAATCTACGGTGAGGGTGTTACCGAAGACGGAACACCCCTGACCGTGTTTGAATGCAAAAATCTGTATCCCTCCGAAAATCTTTATCCGTCAAATCTCCGCTGCGGAGGCAATGCTGTATGCAATGTGCAGTCAAAGGCAAAGACGGTCTATACCAAAGAGCAGAAAATTGTTCAGGTGTCGGCTGTCTTGCTTTTTGACGGCGATATTGCCCCCGACAGCCCCACTTTAAGCGGTGGCTTTGTAATCCTTGACGGTGTGAAGCGAAGTATCGTACAGGGTACAAAACACCGCAACCCTGACGGTACAGTTAATTTTACGGAATTGGATGTGATTTAATGGGATTTTCGGTATCATCAAAAATCAAACTCAATATGCCTGTTGTAAAACAGCTTGACAAGGCAAAGCAACAGGCTCTTGAACAGACAGGTGACGCACTTCTTAAACAGGTGAAAAACACGCAGGTAATGCCGTTTGATACGGGTAATCTTCAGAACGAAAATACCTTTGAAGATTGTGCGCAGAGTTGGAACGGCACGGTTAAAATTGTGTCAAGCACTCCGTATGCAAGGCGGTTGTATTTTCATCCCGAGTATAATTTCAGCCGTAAGGAAAACATTGCCGCCGGCGGTAAATGGTTCTCACCGTGGCTTGAGGGCGGTACACGGCAGAATTTTTGCAGTCAAACATTCACTAAAATATATAGGAGAAATACAGGACTTTGATTTACTTATCGGACATCAGAGATTGGCTCAAAAGCGTTACCTCAGCCGAGCATTATTACATCGGCAAGCTTGACAACAAGCAGGACAGGTCCATCGGTGTGTATTCATTAAAGCAGTCGGGAACACCCACAAGGGCAATCGGCGGTGAAAGCACCTACGATACAATAAGCGTGTCTTTGCTTATCCATTACACCGACAACGCAAGAGAAACCGAGGAGTTTGCACGCAGACTTTACGAAACGCTTTACGGCATTAAAAATGTTGAAATTAAGGAACACAAAATCTATATAATCGAACTGCTCACGGAAGAACCCGTTGATGTGGGAACAGACGACAAGGGTGTGTATGAGCAGGTCATTGAAGTTAAATTTTATTACGAAAGGAAGTAATTTTATGGCAAAAGTTGAATCGGGAGTATTCCCGTGCTATGAAAATCAGTTTGCGGTTGGCAAGGCAGGAACAGAATCCGCCACGACAAATATTGCTAACTGCGAAGAATTTTCTGTTGCATTTGACAACGGTGTCGAGGAATGGACAGCCTTTGAAAACGAGGGCTGGAAGTCAAGGCTTATGACAGCAAAGTCAATCACAATTTCGGTAAAGGGCAAGCGTACAATCGGTGACGCAGGCAATGACCAGATTGCCGCCCTTGCATTTGAAAACGGCAGAAAGACAGAAGTTTCGTTTATGTGGACCTTCCCCAACGGTGCAACCGTCCTCTTTAAAAATGCAGTTGTATCCGTTACATCAAACGGTGCAGGCGCAAGCACGGGTGTTGCTCCGCTTGAATTTGAAGTTATGTCAAACGGTAAACCCGTATATACAGCAGCCGCTTAAAAAACGAAAGGAATGAACGATTATGTCAAAGTTAATTGATATTACAGACAAGCTTAATTTTGAGGAAAAGCCGAGCGTCAGAGTTAAAAATGTTGACCTTGCAATCAACAATGACGCAGTTTCAATTCTCAAACTTGCGGCAATTTTTGAGGACGGCAACGGCAAGAACAAAGATGTTATCAAAATGTATCATCTTCTTTTTGATGAATCCGAAAGGGAAAAGATTGAAAAGCTACAGCTGAATATTCACGATTTCAGCACCCTTATCAGCGAATCTGCCAAAATTGTACAGGGCGATTTGACTGACGAGGGGGAAGCTCAGACCCCGGCTACGATTTGATTGATGACTTTGATTTAATCGTGTCAAGCTTTCGCTCGGAGTACGGGGTCAGCATTTATTCAAAGGATTTTGCTAAAATGAGTTGGAATGAGTTCTGCTCACTTCTGCAAGGCTTAGGACCCGAAACACCGCTTGCAAGAACGGTTCAAATTCGCCTTGAAACCGACAAAGAAGTCTTGAAAAACTTTACTTCGTCACAGCATAAAATCCGCAACAAATGGCGGTCAAGGAATGTAAAGCACTGTTCAGACGAAGATATGAACACCGTTCTTGCAGAATTTCAAAACTTTTTTGCCAATCTGTAAATTTGTACATAATTTTCACTGTATCTACAAAATTCTTGACAATGTTAATATATAGTGATAAAATGTAACATACACTAACAAATTTATTAAGGAGAGTGTATGTTTATGAAATGTCCACATTGCGGAAACGAATTAAAGGACGATGCAAAATTTTGCGACAAGTGCGGTGCAGGCTTTGGCGGAAACGATTCAACCTCGGCAACCGTAAATCCTGTAAATGCGAAGAAGAAAATTTACAAGCGTTGGTATTTTTGGGTTATTATCGTTGTTGCTATTATGATTGTTGGCGGTGTAAACGGTGCAATTAACGGTAACAGCGGTTCAAACAAATCAAAGCAGGAAACTACTGTTGCAAATCAGAGTTCAGAAAAAACAACTGAAAAAGCGACAGAAGCACCGACCACAAAAGAAGTTGCAACAGAAAAGCCTACTAAAGACCCGAAGAAGGTTGAAAAAGAATTTAAAGACGGTTGCAAAACAGTCGACTTTAAAACTCTTTCAAGAAACCCTGACAAGTACAAAGGTAATGACTACAAGTTTGAAGGTCAGATTATTCAGGTTCAGGAAGGCTGGGGCGATTCGGTTGACCTGAGAATCAATATAACCAAAGAAGAAAATGAGTATCTTGATGAACCATTGTGGACTGATACAATCTACGCAACTGTAGAAATTCCTGACGGTGCGGACAAACTCCTTGAAGATGATGTAATCACATTCTGGGGAACTTGTGACGGCGACTATACATATGAAACCGTAATGGGCAACAATGTGTCACTTCCGAAAATCGACATCAAATACTACGAACTCAACAACTAAAACAAAAAGCCACTCCAAATGGGGTGGCTGTTCTTTTGCAAAATTTTATTAGCGTACATCATAGCGGTGTGCGCTGTTTTTATGCCTGTTTTTAAAGAATCTAAAATGAAAGGAAGTGGTGAATATGGCGACAAAGGCGGGTGAAATTGAGCTTGATGTCAGGCTTACAGGTGATGATATTTCCAAAACATTGCATAAGATTTCCGATTCAATTACAAAAAAGTTTGATTCGGCGTTTTCAAGTCTTTCAAAAGATTTTGAAAATGTAAGCACGGATATGAAACAGTCCTTTTCAAAGGTTGCGGAGGGCGTTTCTCAGAAAACCGAGAAAGAGTTTTCAAACATCAAAGGCAGCGGTGAGCAGTTAAGCAATTCGGTTTCATCTTCGTTTAAGAAAATAGGAATGGCTGTGGTTGCCGCTTTTTCTGTTGCCAAAATCAAGGAGTTCGGTCAGCAGTGCATTGAATCGGCTGCGGAAGTCAATGCGGCAAATTCGCAGTTTGAGCAGACATTCGGTACAATGCAGTCGCAGGCAGAATCAGCCATTCAGAGCGTTGCCGATCAAAGCGGTATTCTTGAAACCCGATTACAGGGTGTCGGCACAAGCATTTATGCCTTTGCAAAAACTACGGGTATGGACAGTTCAAGTGCTTTGGGTATGATGCAGGAGGCTTTGCAGGTAACAGCCGACAGTGCCGCATATTATGACCGTTCGCTTGAAGACACCGCAGAAAGCCTGAAATCGTTTCTCAAAGGCAACTTTGAAAATGATGCCGCACTCGGTTTGTCCTGTACTGAAACCACACGAAATGCGGCGGCTAATAAGTTGTATGGCAAGTCATTTATGGATTTGTCGGAATCGCAGAAACAGCTCACGCTTTTGCAAATGGTTAAGGACGCTAATCAGCTTTCGGGTGCTATGGGACAGGCAAGCCGTGAAGCAGACGGTTGGGAGAATGTAACAGGCAACCTCAGAGAAAGTTGGAAACAGCTCCTTGCCGTAGTCGGTCAGCCTATTCTTCAGGTGGCAACTCAGGTTGTAAAGCGGTTGAGTTCCGCACTTGCAACTTTAACGGAATATGCCAAAGGTGCGGTTGAATCGCTTTCAAAGGTCTTCGGCTGGGATACAGGCAACAACACCGCAAGCAATATCAAATCTGCGTCCGATTCTGCCAAAAGCCTTACGGATACGGCAGATGACAGTTCAAAGTCACTTGATAATGTTCAGAAAAGTTCCGAAAAAGCAAAGAGAAGTGTTGCGGGCTTTGATAAGCTGAATGTGCTTTCAAGTACCGATAGTTCTTCAAAGTCAGATACATCTTCATCAAAAAGCTCATCGGGCGGTTCATCGGGCGGAGCTGTTGCAAAGAATGTTGTCAAGGACACAAGCAAAAACCTTTCGGGGGCATTCAAAAATCTATACGAAAAAAGCGGATTCAAAGGCTTTGTCGAGAATGTACAGAAAGGTATTAACAAGGTTGACTGGTCAGCTATAGGCAAGAACTGCAAGACCGTTTTTGATAATGCTGTTCCCATAGTTCAAAAGGCATTCGGCACAATGCAAAAGGTCGGTTCTGCAAAACTCGGGGCAATCGGCTCTGCATTCGGAGCGGTTGCGACAATCGGCGGAAAGTCGTTTCAGACCATTTCAGGCGGTGTTGCTAAGTGGATTTCAAAAGACAGGGAAAAGATTATCGGCTTTATAGACACCATAGGCAACAATCTTACAAACGGCTATAACAACCTTTCAATCTTTTTTGATAATTTCGGTACACTTGCAGGCAATGCAATTGACAATGTTCGCCCTCAAATGGAAGAATCAATTTCCAATCTTTTAAGCGATCTTACAACCTTTGCGGGCTCAGTCGGCGAAGTTGTTTCGGGTGCGTTTTCAACTGCAACCGAAAGCCTTGTTGAATGGACTGAAAATGACGGTGCAACAATCACTGAATTTCTCGAAAATTTACAATTGCAGTTTGCAGATGTGTTTAACTTTATCGGTCAAATTTTCGGAGATATCGGAACAATTATCAGTAATTGGTGGAACGGCAACGGACAGCAGATTTTTCAGAATATCTGCAATATGTTTACCAACATTGGCACAACCCTGATGAATGTTTACAATCAATGGATTAAGCCTGCGTGGGATTTTATCGTAGCAATAGTAAAGTCAGCTTGGGAAAACTGGCTGAAGCCTGTTTTTGAGGGTGCAATAAACTTCTTCGGCAAGGTTGCAGACTGTGTTTCAACCGTGTGGAATAACTTCCTGTCACCGTTTGTAAACTGGCTTGTCAGTTTTTGGGGACCTATATTTCAGAATGTTTTCAATGCCGTAAAAAGGGTGTTTGATAATGTGTTTACATTTATCGGTGGGTTGGTTACCTCTATACAGAAAACATTCGGCGGTCTAATTGACTTCATTACAGGTGTTTTCTCAGGCGATTGGAAAAAAGCATGGCAGGGTATCTACGACTTCTTCAAAGGTATTTGGGACGGCATTTGTGCCGTGTTTAAGTTTATTATAAACGCTATCATTGACGGCATAAATGCGTTGTGGACAGGTATTTATAATTTCGTTTCGGGTGTTGTTAATTCAATCGGCGGAATAGCCGGTATTATCGGAGCGGCTTTTGGACAGGATTGGAGTTTTTCAATGCCTGAAAATCCGCCTCTCATTCCGAGATTTGAAGAACCCACGGAATCACCGGCACGAAAATTTGCAAAAGGCGGTATTGTTAAAGCTCCGACACTTGCGGTTGTCGGCGATAACGCAGGTGCTAACAGCGGTAACCCTGAGGTTATTTCTCCTCTTAACAAGTTACAGGGTATGCTCGACAATTCGGGCGGTCAGGATACAGTGATTCTCACACAAATTCTTGACCTGCTTAAACGCATTTATGAAATGTTCATTATCTTTCGCAATAACGGCGGCAACACTTATTCGTTTACGGCAGAACTTGAGGGTTCAACGCTTTTTGAAGAAATGATAAGACAGGATGAGCTTTACAGACGCAGACACAACGGTAAATCCGCATTCGCATAAAGGGGGAAATGATATGTCAAATTATAACGGCTATTTGCTTAAATTCGGCAACAACATAATGCCGAATAAGTACATTACCGCATTTTCATCAACTCCGAATCAGCGACTTGAAACTTCTGCGGAACGAGATCAGAACGGTACGCTTCAAAGGGCAACGCTGCCAAATTACAAAACAAAAATTTCGTTTTCAACTCACATTCTTCATCTTGACGAAAAGATTGATTTTCAGTCGATTATCAACCTCTCAATGGCAAATAAGTTACAGAGAAAGTGCAGGGTAACTTATTGGAACGATGAAACGAACAGCTATTACACCTCTTATTTTTATATTCCTGATATTGAATATACCGTAATGAATGCTGAAAAGAATGATATAACCTATCAGCCGATTACGGTTGAGCTGATTGAGTATTAAGGGGTGATTCTTAAAAATGCTTGTATCTAAAGAAATTGCTGATAAGCTGAAAACGAACACACTTTACAACACCGTTGCCCTGCATTCTCCTGACGGTAGTTTTGAGGATATAACCGGCGAAAGTATCGTGCTTGACAGCTTTTCACTTGAAAATGAAATCGTTGAAAAAGAATTGAAATTCGGCGGTTGCATAGCCTCTGAAATGAGCGTGAAACTCATTGATTATGATTGCTCGGCTTTGATAAGAAAGACGGTACAGGTCATCATAACGGCAACATATCTTGAATCAGAGCTGTATCCGTCAGATGATTTGTACCCGTCAGATACTCTTATTTGTCCTGCTGAAACAGGAACGGTTGAATGTCCTGTTTTCTACGGTAAAATTCAGTCGGCTCAAAGAGATAAAAAACAGCGTAACATCGTCAAAATCACAGCCTATGACGCTTTTTATGATATGTCAAAGGTGGATATGTCTTTGTGGTTTGCAGGCAAAGAGAACGAGGACGGCAGTTTTGCTTATGGTTATGCGCACTATCAAAAAGACGATAATTTTAAGAGCTTTTATTCAATAATCGCAGAATTTGCCAAAGATTATGCAATTACAGGGGTTTCACCGCCGAGCTTATCTATCTTTAGTGTACCGCTGAAATTTGATGATACCTGCGTGGAAAAGGTTATAAAGGACATTACCTTGTCAGATTTAATCCAAGCTTATGCAGAATTAACTTTGAGCTTTGCCGTTATAGATGCCGACGGAAAAATGCGTTTTAAAAGGCTGTATTCTCAATCTTCCGTTGAAACAATCGATTCGTACAAAGATTTATCCTTTGAAGATTACGAACTTGAGCCTATCCGTATGTACAGTGCTAAGTTTGCTGATAAAAAAGCGTTTTTGTATGGCAACAGTAACGATTTTTCGTGGTATGTTTCCGATAACATTTTGATGAGGTGCAGAACAACAGCAAGTGATATCGGCACAAAATATAATTCTGTTAATTTTTTTGGTGATGTATATAAATACCGCCCGACAAAAATTAAGCTGTTTTCGTATTGGTGGCTTGAGGCAGGCGATAAGTACACAATTAAAACTCCGTTTGAAGATTTGCCGACAATCGAAACATTTGTGTTCAATAAGAAAATGAACGGATTTATAACTGCCCTCACATCAAAGGGCGAAAAACGATTAGGAAAGGAAGTAAAAGAAAATGAACAAATACAATAAAATTGTCTTTGTGAACGGCTCTGTTCCTGCTCTTAACGCCGACAACCTCAACCATATGGATGAGGGGATTGAACGGGCAACAGACGGGGTTACAGCTGTTGAAGAGGCTCTCAAAACCGCAACGGCAGATTTAACCACCGTAAAATCAGAAGTCGAAACCGCAAGAGGAAGCTCCTCAAGCCTCAACGCAAGGCTTAACGGGATTGATTCGTCCGTAACCAACAAAGCTGAGAAGAGCACTGTCAGTCAGTTGTCGGCACGAATGCAGACGGCAGAAACATCTCTTGCAGGTAAGGCTAATGCAACAGATGTAGCCAACGCTCTTAAAGCGAAAGAGGACAACTCAAACAAGGTGATTTCAAAAACGGACATTACGGACAGCAACACTAATTATCCGAGCATTGAATATCTTGACGCTTACTATTATAAAGCAAATGAACTTTACTCATCGGAAGAAACGGACAAGCTTCTCGGCGACAAAGCCGATATCAATTCCGTTTATTCAAAGGTCGAAACCGATAATTCGCTCGGTGAAAAAGCTGACAAGGTAGAGGTTGATACCTCACTGGCAAACAAAGCTAACCTTGTTAACAGCTCTAACATTTTTGATTTTGATGCTTGGGCGAAAGGGTTACAGAGTTTGACTACACCAGTTTATCGGGGCACACTTGATGAATTGAACTTTGCCGAAAAATCAATTACCATTACCCCTACCCCTACATCAAACGACACTTTTACGATGGGTTGGTACGCACCTTTCCCCGAAACAATGAAAATAAGTGTAAAACCAAATACTAAATATTGGATTTGTTGGCTTACAAACAACAATAACAGCAATGCTTTTGTATTTTTAAACGGAAACAGTACCAATAATGTAAGAATAACACGTGGTAAAGGAACATTTGTCACAAACAATGATACATCGTTTATAACGATTAGGTTTGGTACTAATAACAGTGGTACTTTCAAGGTGTCCAAAATTATGATTGCCGAAAAAGAATCAATCTACTTACCGAATGAAGTTGCAGAGGGCGTCCCAGAGGTTGCAGACGAAATTTTGACATTTGAAAAGACAACCCAAACTTCACTTGACGGTAAATACGATTCAGCGAACATAGAGAGCGGTACATCAAAGCTCACACCTTATTCAACCATTACCGATAAAATCAAAAGTGCAAGCTGTACCTACAAAACAATCGGTGATGTTGTAATCATCAATGCGACAATTACGATGAACGCTGTTACGATTGGAGCAAACAGTACATATCCGCTGATTAATTTGCCGTACAAATGTATTTCTGTGGATGATGTTTTTTGTGTCGGTATTTCAAACCTCGGCAAGCTTTTTAAATTTGCAGTAGTTAAGAATAACACTTGGTTGCAGTTTCAGTCACAGGATAAGACGGCTTACACATTTGCAGACGGCGAACAAATCAATGTGATTTGTTCGTACAAAATTAAATAACGGAGGTAAAAATTATGGAACTTAAAGAAAAAATCACACTCGATATGCTCACAAAGGACAGCGTGTCGGTACTCAGACAGCAGTTTTTGACCTTTAACGGTGAAGAAATGCAGGTCGGCGGAAACATCCGCAATGCCTATATGAATGATGAATCAGGCAGAGAACAGATAAGAAAAGTTCTCTCTGATGAATACTACAACGCTGTTATGGCAGTCTGGGGCGACGCCCTGACCGTTGAAGAGCCGACAGAAAGCGAGGTGTAAACAATGAAAGAAAACATTTTACAGGCATTATTTGCCACTGTGTGCGGAGCAATTGTCGCATATCTTAACATCTTACTTGTGCCGTTTGCTGTGATGATTGCAGTAATGCTCATCGACTATGCAACAGGAATGGCACAGGCATACATCAGCCACACGCTTAACAGCCGTGTCGGGGTAACTGGTATCATCAAAAAGGTAGGCTATATCGTAGCTGTAGCGGTCGGTATTGTTGCCGACTATCTCATCAGTTCGGCACTTGTCAACTGCGGAATCGACCTGCGGATTAACTACTGCATCGGCATGATTGTTACGATTTGGTTTATCATCAACGAGTTGATTTCAATTTTAGAAAACCTCTCTGAAATTGGTATTCCATTGCCGAAATTTTTGGTGTCAATCGTCAAGAGATTAAAGACAACAGTCGAAGTAAAAACAGATGAAAGCGAGGAATAGTTATGACAAATGCAAATTTTATTAAGTTTGCAACATCTGAGGTAAACAAGTATGTGTTAAATCACATAGATAAGTCAGATGATACACCTGATTTTGACACTTTTGTAGTGTGGTCGTGTAAGACTTTGCAAAACCACAAATGCCTTATCAGCACAACATTACACGACGGTATGTACTACGAATGTACATACAACGGCGATAAAAACGAAATGTATCTTGACGCATACAAAAAGTTTGAAAACAAAAAAATTATTTGCGAAAGTGAGGAATAATTATGAGTAATTCAAAACTTGTTAATTACACAAAATTAAGTCCAAACCACAGTGGTAAACGCACACACAGTATTGACCGCATTACTCCGCACTGTGTTGTAGGTCAGTGCAGTGTCGAAACCCTCGGCAACATCTTTATGAATACAGCCTGTGAGGCAAGCTGTAACTACGGAATCGGCTATGACGGCAGAGTGTTGCTCTGTGTCGATGAGAGCAACCGCTCTTGGTGTAGTTCATCAAACGCAAATGACCAGCGTGCAGTTACAATCGAATGTGCAAGCGACACAGTAGCTCCGTACACCATGAACAGTAAAGTGTACAACAAACTTATTGCACTTTGCGTTGACATTTGCAAGCGTAACGGCAAGACTAAACTGCTTTGGTTTGGTAACGAGGACAAGACTTTAAATTATTCGCCGAAGTCGGGCGAAATGGTCTTGACTGTACATAGGTGGTTTGCAAATAAATCTTGCCCTGGTGACTGGCTCTATAACAGGCTCGGCAATCTTGCAGACGAAGTAACCGCACAACTCGGCGGTAAAACATCAAATAAGGAGAATGAGGAAATGATTAAATACGGCGCACACAATACAGCAACACTTGCGTTTAAGAAGCAGTTGATTACTTTATACAATATGAGAATCATCAAGACGAAAGTCGATAATTCAAACGGTTTCGGTGACGGCACTTTGAAAGCTGTAAAAGAGGCACAGAGAGCAGGTAAAGTCACAGTTGACGGTATCGTTGGCGAGAAGACCATCAATGCTATCTATCATCTCATCAATGACGGTATTCGAGCAAAAGACAACAAAATTGCCAACGCAAAAAAGGCACTCGGCTAATTAAAACCTAAAGGACATTCTTAATGTCTTGACAAACACATGATTGCAAAAAAAATCCCCTCATCCGCCGTAAAAAGCGAGTGAGGGGAGTTTGTTATTTGCTATTATTTGCTGTTGCAATCCTTTCAAGCTCACGGATACAGTTTACAAATTAAAGGTGAGGTGAATATCACAACTTTTTCTGCCTTGCATTTGCCTAACATTTTTAACCGTTTTTCTTGTATTTTAGCGTATTTTAGCAGATAAAAAGCAAAAAAATAACCGCACTAAAAAGCTTAAAAATGGCTTTCTAATGCGGTTTTTTCTATGGTCGAGGTGACAGGACTTGAACCTGCGGCATCTTGGTCCCAAACCAAGCACTCTACCAAACTGAG